TCCATTAAAATAAAAAGTAGCCATTATACTATTCCTAATATAGAGGATCCATTAACACCCTTTGTTCGATTAACAACTACAGTACCTAAACCAACTTTATTTATTGAGTTATCATTGAATATAATATTATCTACATTATCTATTACAGCATTATCGGTCATATAACTATTATGGTTAAAAATAACTAATGAACTATGCACTACTGAACCATCTTCTTCAATATAACTATCATCATTAAAGATAACATTATCCGAAGCAGTATAGCCATAATTACTTATATAACTATCATCATTAAATATAATATTATCTATAGCTTGTACTCCCGCTACTTCAGCAAGTACATAAGAACTATCATTAAATATAGCATTAGATAATTTTAATCCCCAGTTCTGACTAACATAGGAATAATCATTGAAGGTTGCAGTACCAATAATATCTAATAAGTTTGTAGAAGAAGATATCCCCTCATCAAAATGCGAATAATCCTTAAAAACAACATCTCCATCAATTTGTGCTGAGTCTATTCCTAGAATATATGAAGTATCATTTAGAATAACATTACCACTAACAACACAACCAATACTAGCACTAGTATATAGAGATATATCACCATTTACTGTGGTGTGTCCGGTTATATTACTATTTCCATTCAGAATAGTTTCATTAGTAACATATATGGTTATACTATCTTCTTCTGTTTGCGGCTGGATATAAGAACCATTATTCATTGTTAAACTAAGTATAGTTATGGAACTTCCAGTATTACTTGTTACAGCACCTTCATTGAGTATCACATTGTCGCCACTAGAAGGTAAACTTGTTGCTTGATTTGAGTAGTTTGTTCCGTCAAAAGTCATCCACCAGTTATCTAGTGTGGTCCATTCAGAGTCAACAGCACCATTAAAATAAAAAGTGGGCATAAAATACCTAATCAGTTGATGAACAAATCTGTTAGTACTTTAGAAGCATTGTTTCCTAATAATTCTAAAATTCTAGCTTCAGCTTGAACTTGAGTATAATCCCCTATATTTGTGTACTCTTGATCTTTCCATAAGACTAAAGCTTTTGGTATGCCCATTATTTTAGCAATAACGTTTTTTCTTTTACTATTATCTATCAATGTAATATCAAGCTCGTTTAATGTAATAGGATTAAAACTTCGTATTGTTCCATCTTTTCTTGTAAAGCTTGGAGGAGTAAAAGATATCGGGTTTGGTAGATTCATATATTAGTATCCTGGTACAAAGGCGATAATGTCCCATTTGTTTCGACTACTATCATAAGTAGCGCCTAACATGTCCATAGTTCCGCTACTAGTACTAAATGGTAATGGACTAGAGGCACTACTTGGAATTCTAAAATTATTGCCAAGAGTTAGTGGGATGCCACTGTTAGCATAACTTATTCTCCATCTTAAACTTTGACCATCAACAGAACCAGAAGGATTAGCTAAGATACCACTAGAGGCTAATGTAAGATCAAAAATATCTCCAAGAGTTGCGTTAGTATTAATTGTGCCACTAACACTACCTAATTGAACAACTGTTGTTGATCCTCCTCCACCCATTGTCCCACTAGAAACAATTGTTAAGGTATTATTCTCGCTATGATGAACAAAAGCTATGCCACTGCCAGCAAGTAAACTAGTATTAAAATAAGAACTTAAATCCCCTCCACCCAAATTAACTAAACTTGCGGGAATTTTTTTTGTTATAGCCTCTCCTGCTGGATCATCCATTATAAGTAATAAATCATCGCTAGTTATACCTGTTGCTAACGGTAAATCATTAATTCTATAAATTGGCATGTATTAAGCTCCTAATAAGTTATTATTGCCAATAGTATAATATGTTATATTACTGAATCTAGTATCATATTTATTTTGTATATCATCAATAACTGGTTTATTGCTTACATAGTTATTTTGCTGATAAAAGCGACTTTTAGAATAAACACTTACTACACTACCATTTTTTATTGGGTTAGCGCTAACGCTTTTGCTAATATCATTAGCCATAATAATCTCCTAAGAGAAAAGTAGAAAATATACTACTCTATACACCTAAAAGAATATTTGGCTTGTCCACAATCATATATCTTAAATAGGTTATGATCATATCCACTATTGCCTGGAAATTTAAGTCTATGAAAAGTTTCAAAACCGTCTGTCCATCGAAAACTAGGATAAACATGAATATATTCAAATCCTAAACTAGCTAAATAATCTCCTTTACCATATCTACGATCTATAAAAGTAAAGATACTCTCTGGGTTATATTTTTTAATACTATATTTTAAAAGCTTACTAAAAGCTCCAGCCACACTATGCTCAAGAATATTGCAAAATCTACTAACTTCATAAACGTTTCCTTTGCTTCTTTTAACTCTTAAAGCAGCTACTATTCTATCATCTTTTTTCAATGCTAAAGTTTGTCCTCTTCCCTTACCCATTAAATGATTAGTTTCAAAATAATTGTCCGCAGTTTTATCATCTAAACTAACCAATTCACATTTTCGTGCAAAAATTCGTTTACATTTATTAAGCTTATTTAAGACCACACTTTTTACAATTTTAAATTTATCTCTTAATTCATCTTCTCTAAAAAATAAACTATCATAACCACTTTGTTCATAACTTTGTTTTTTATTAATATGATAGTTTGGATCTATTTTTGCAGCATCGCTGTGCCAGTATAGTCCGTCTACCTCTATAAGTAGATTGTCTATTTTGAAATCAGCAATTTTTTTATTTATTCTAAATTGTGATTCATAATTAATGTTGTGTTGTTGTAAAAATATCTCAAAATTTTTCTCTAATTTGGTTTTAAATGGTTCCATTTTTACAGCTTCTTCGAAGCCATACTGATTTACCAATTTGCCAAATTGGGATCTAGAAAATCCTATTTCCCTAGCTATTTCGGGTCGAGTTTTGCCTTCATATATTTTAATAATCCCTTTATTTATTTTGGTTTGTTTCATTTTTTTTGCGGCTTCTTTGGCCGTATCTTCGTATTTCATAATATTATCCACACCATACCTATCTTGTATAGTAGCTTTTTGTTTATTTGAAATTTCTTTGACTTGCATAGGAAAAATATTTCCATATTTTAATAAATTTGTTTGCTTAGCCTGATTTTTAAATTCTTCTGATTGTAATCTATCTGTATTGGTATCTCTAATTTTATCTCTAATCTCTTGTCTTTGAGCAGAATTTTTTACTCCATGAGTAACTAAACTAATTTCTTCTCTTTTTTTATATCTACATGCTGTATTAGCACAGGAATCTTTTTTGATAACATCTCTTTGTTTCATATAAAATTTATAGTTTTTAGTATTAGGTTCTCTACAATAATCACAAATAAAACATACTAATTTATTTGATCCTAAAGATAAAGATTCTGGTAAATAACCATATTTATCTAATGTTAACTCCGCATTTATCATATCAAAATTCCTTATAAGTCAGAACAAATCAAGCATAATATCTTATTATAAAGATAAAAAGAGCCATCGTCAAGATGGCTCTAGTTATTTGTTATAGCTATATTAAAATATAACTATTATAGTGAACCTAATATAACACGACGATTATCTAGAACGGCAAATCCTTGTTCTTGCCATCCGTAATAACCGGCTCTCTTCTGACGATGAAGTGTTTCATCTTCGAAGATTTGAACAGCTTCTCTTACTGGCATAATAAAGCTGTCTCTCTTGCTAAGATCAAGACCAACAACAACTTCACTATCACCAGAAGGAAGTGTTCCGCTAAGAACATTGCTATAGAATAGCTGATATTCTTGGCCAACACCTAGTTCATCAAGATCATGAAGATTAACACCGAAAACACGATTGAGTGTTCCATCGGCAGCAGTGTAGATCTCACGACGAGTGATTTCGTCAACTTGGTCAAGATTCCAGTTGCGAATATCTTCCATAGCTTCTGGACTAACATAGAGGTCAGTCAATCTGCCACGGTTGTTACTAGCACTATTACCACCACCATTTCTACGCATTACTGTTTTCATCAAGCTTACCAATCTCTTGGTAAATTGATTAGCAGCAGCATCGCTGTCATAAACAACGATATTGCGATCAACAGCGGCTGCTAATAGAGTGTGCCAGCCGTCATCATTCATCTTCTTGACAAATGAACCTTCTAGAACCTCCATAGCACGACCGACAACATCCCAACGAGCATCACGAGCATACTTTAAGAGATAATCGATGCTGGCACCGATGTCATAGGTTGGAACCATGACGTAATCGCTTTCAACATGACGCTCTGGAATATAGCCATGATTAGGAAGGGTATAAGCAACAAAGTCTTTTTCTGTTCCAGGAGCAAGGAAATCTAGTGGAAATTCAGGAGTAGCACCTTGTTGGAGCTGAATTGGCTCGAAGATACCATCTAGAATATCACCACTAAGAAGACCTTTTCTCAATGGAAGCTCAAGAGCTTTAGCAATTTCCGCATTTGCGGCTAAAGAAACCTCTCTATTTGCTGATCCGGATCTAACAAGAAGTTCTGTTAGTTCTGGAGTTGGCTGAAATTTTTCGGTATTAGCTGACATTTTTTTCTCCCTGTGATGAAAATTATAGATTTACTGATACTTTGGCGTAACCATCGGCATCTTTGGCGCTCAAAAATTGACCAATTTTAACAGCATTGGTTGAACTTGTACCGATCAAACCACTTGCTCCAACATAAGCGTCAACTCCAGCCGCTGGAGTAGCGCCAGTAACAATTCTATTTGTTGTTACTTGACCTTGACGAAGAAGAGTGACTTTGCCACCTTTTTGCATCTCGTCACGATACCAATTGATATGTTGACGAGTAAGATCAAGATCAACAACGTCATTTAGTAGTACGCCGACAGGTTTGGCACCAGAAGCGACGGCAGCATACTCTACGACAGCATTAGCGTCGTCCATGCTAACACCAACACCACTAGTAGCTGTTACGACACTTACCACTCCGCCTCTTTCAGCTACGGTATTCATGAAGAATGAAACGTCTGTTTGTAATTCAATTCTATCTGGTTTAAGAGCCATTGTATTTTCTCCCTGTAATTATAGTTTTTTACCTAGTCTACTCGAAACAAAATCTATTAGAGCGGCGCGTGTGGTTTCCACAGCATCTTCTGTTTCTCCACCTACACCAAGATTAACACTTGCTTCAACTTCAGCTGTTTCCAGAACTTCTGGATCAGTTGATTCTGTAGAAGCTTTTTTCTTCATCATCATTGCTTCTTCATCTTCAACCATTTTTTCCTCTTCTTTTTTCATAGGAGGTTTTTTGGCAGCGATAAGAGCGGCGATGGTGTCAAAAGCATCATCATCCAAATGTTCAAATTTATCTACTGTGGCGGAGGCCACTTCTGATTCAATTCCATTTTCGATGAGTGCGGCCATTCTTTTCATTTTCTTTTCGGCCTTCATCATCTTTTCTTCTTTATCTTTATAAGCAGCGATAGTCTCAAGAGCACTATCTAGTTCTGCTTTCATTTTTTTCATTTCTTCTTCTTTATCTTCCATATCTTTTTGCATTTTTTTAGCAGCTTCTTCTTTTTCGAGTCTTAAAGCTTCGATTTCTGCTCTTGTTTGAGTAAGAGCTTCTTCACTAGCTTTAACAGTTTCGGATAGTTCTTGAATTTTGGTTTCAGCAGCACTGACTGAGGCGTAGGCTTCTCTAACAGCAGTATTGCAATCTACTGATGCTACTGTGTTTGTTAATGTCTGAATGCTGCTTTTGATATCTACAATTTCGTTTTCTAGATTCATTGTAATATTCTCCACTTCTTGTTTAGGATCGATATTAGATACACCTGATGTTGCCAAAATTAGTTTTTTTTCTGAATCATCAATATCATTTTTAGTAAAAATAATACTTTCTGGATTAGCAGGCTTGTCAACAAAACCTTTACCTGAAAAGGTTATATTTCGTAAAACTCTACCAATTTTGTATTGTTGATGTTCTCCTCTTCCACCATAAGCTCTTAAATGTTTTGTTAAATAAGCTGTTTGTTCATTACGAGCTAAAATTTTATATTCTCCAGTTTCTTTATTTAATAACCCATAATCAAAGCCTTTAAATAAACATTCCATACTAACATATTTTTGACCGTTTTCAATTTCACTAATGAGTTTTTCAGCCCTTTCTCTTAGTTCTGGCTTAGAAAACGCTCTATAAATAACGGATCCTGTTAAAATATGAAATTTTTCTGGAAGTTCTTCTGATGTGGTACTATCGCTAATAAGTTGTCCATCTGTATTAATTGGCCAATTAGATGTTATATGGCCTATTATCAAACTTTCATCATGTTCTAAATTAGTTGGTTTATCTTCTGGAGTATTTCTGGCTGCCCAAATTTCTTGCTTATCAAAAATATCATCATTTTTATTCCAGTTAGATGTGACTAGAATAGATTGAAGATAATATAAATCTTGATCTTCTAATGAGGCTAATGATTTAATATTTTGTAAATTGTGTCTAGCTAGAGCTTTATCAATACACGGCTCAGCTAAACTTGCATAACTAATACTGTTAGCTTTTTCAATTGCTGTAGCTATACCATCTAAATATTCTTGGTGATAAATATGCATAATAATCTCCATTAGTTATTGTTATTATACACCAATAAATAGAATGATGATTTAGCCTGTTTATAGTCTTCAGCTAATAAAGAATCATTAAGTGAATTTGATATATTTTTTAAATATTGTTGATAAAATTTATATAGCTCTAAATTATAAATATCATTAACAGAAGCCGCTGCTACGACCACAGATTCTTCATCTATTTTTGAAAAAGGTTTTATGCAGAATAGTATTTTTGTTTTTGTCTCTTCTAACTCTTTATATTCTTGGGCGGTTAGGCTTCTTACATTTTTTTTATTATAAAAATCTAATAAAATTGGATTCATTATTTCATTAATTTTATCTTGTGTTTTGTTAGCCCATATAAGTAAACTTGCTCCTGTCTGTGGGGCGAATTCTTTTTGTTTTCGTGGTTTTTGATCCTTTGAAGTTTTTGGTCTTCCTTGTCCTGGTACTCCCGGCAGCGATTCTGGAGAATCGCTTGCCAACGGGGTTGGTTTACTAGGTTTCATCTGTTGTTGTAGTTCTAGTGGACTTGATTCACCTTTTTTCTTTTTCTCTAATTCTAATCCAACTTCACTAGGCGCTACTGTACCAGATTGTAAAATAATTTTTTTAAGAGATAATTCTGGAGTTGGGTCATGCCATGGGCCAGCTTTTTTAACCATTCGATCTCCGTTTCTTTCTCTATATTCTCTATTTAGTCTGACTTTCTCTATATCTGGATCTAAACCAAATCTAGTTTGTATATGTTCATCGCTGATAATATTTCTATCTGCTAATTGAACTAGCAGTGCTTTTTCAGAATCCTCATTACTAAGATCCATTCTATCAAACTCTACCTTAGCAGGATATTTAAATCCCATAGCTTTTTGAATTAGTGCTATTTCTTGCTCCCAGAAACTAACTAAAACATCTCGTCCGTATTGAAGTCTTTGAGTTAAAGTTTTGAGACTTATGAAATTATTAGTTGTTCCCGCTGCTCCGTAAGTACCAGTAAGAGTAGGAGGAATACCTAATCCTGCATAAATACTATTTAAATGAGGAGTATACTTTCCTTCTCCTAAGAATTGATGAACATTAGTATTGCTTTCTATTAATTCGAGATCAGGCCCCCAGATCAAATCCATAGTGCCTCCACCAACATTATTTCCTAATATGCTAGCTAATTTAGCTGTTGCTGCTTTTGTAGGAGCTATCTTGTGTTCTAGACTTCCTAATTTAAAAATTCGTATATTACTTATAGCTCCATCAAGAGCTGCCATATCTGCTAATTTAAGCTTCTCATAAACTGTAATATCATCCATAATAGCATATATCATAGGATATGCCCAAGCCTGCCAATCATCTTTTTTATAATGAAAAACAAGAGTCTTATTAGGATCCAACGGATAATTCTTTTTAGTTTTAGCTGCTTCTACGATTTGTTCTGGTAATTGACTAACTATATTTTTTTCAGCTTCTGTTTTGGGACTATTAATAATTTTTCTTAACATAGGAGGAACTTGTAACTCATACGTTTTATTATCTACGAAGGAAGATAAAGATCCCGCACTAACATCAACAAATACTGGATCAATAAAAGTATACTTCCAAGGAATTTCTCTTTTTTCTATATCTGCTATAGGAAAATCAGTAATTATAGAATCACTAGCTCCTAATGATTGATATAATTTATCTGCTACTTTTAAACTAATTTTAGCTGTTCTTCTATCTACTACTATATTACCACTTTTATATAGATTATTTAAAAATCTTTCACTACGATCTTTACCATTAATTTTTTTAAACCATTGACGATAAAATCTTTCTATTCTTTTATTTCTATGTACTAGTCTTATTCCTTGACTAGCAAAATCTCCCATGAGATCAATAACGTTTTTGACCAAACCTACTCTTTGATAAATATCATCCGCTCTTCTTAGTATCGCTTTAACTTTGTTTGGAGGAGCTTCTTCTGGTCTAAAATTGTAATAATCGCTTTTAGTTAATCCTGGGCGACCTCCAGTAGGACCATCTAGATTAGAAAAATCATGATAATATCTACGACCACTACCGGCGGCGGTTGCTTTATCTATTAATGTATATTCATCCAAAGAGGATGCTGTAGATTTTAAAGCCTCTTTTTTAGATTCTAAATCATCTCCCCACGTAACATAAGCATCTTCTGGTATAGTATTGACATTATCAACAATATCTGCTTTTGTTTTATGTTTGGCCATATTAATTAATAGTATTGGAGTAGTATTGTAAAAGAATTATAGTATTAAAATACACAATTATCTATAAATTCCGGTATAAATATCATCATTAGCCATATTAACAAACCACTCAGGTCCTTTATACAATTTTTGATCATTATTATTTACTGCATCACGAGCATCAGATCCTATAATATCATATTCAATTGGTTTTAGTGATCGAGCAATGCTTCTTGCTATCATATTAGCTATTAATAAAGAACTATATCTATCTTTTCGCAATTTGCCTTTTCTATGTCCTGATCCTTTAGTATCTGGAGTATCCCATCTGTCTCTTGCATTTGCACTATTACTGGTTTGACTCATAACTATAGTGGTTAATTCATTCTTAAGTTCTTCTATTTCTAAAATACATTCACTTAAGCTGTCATATAAAGGATTTAAATCTGATTCTAATATATTTTTACCTTCCATTTCCATTGCTAATCCTAGAGTTAAATTATCAAATCTAGGGAATAGTAATACTTTATCTTCAAAATCTTTTCTCATTCCATGATTAGCTTGTGCTGTCCATTCGGCTTTGGCGAACTGTATTAATTCTAGAATATGCAATCCTTGCTGAGAATCAGTATCCTTAGATTTGTCATAATCTATAATTGGCCAAATTAATTGTTCTCCTGGTTCT